TCTTCTTGAGCGTGATGAGCGTTGTTACCACCACACATGTTCTTACTCCTCTTCAGTAATACGAGATTTAATGAGTTCAACCACACTGCGCTGACCAGCTCGATACATGATCTGGTTCAGCGGTAGGTCAGGTTGTGGGTTAAAAGGTGGAAATTGATCTTCTAGTTCTTCTAGAAGTTTCTCTACAGTAAGCCCAAGGTTAAGCGTACTGCGGGAGGTTTGGATTTGCATGTTCAAAGAACGCTGGCATCCGTGCTCGCTTGGTCTCGGAAAGCTCAGGAGCTTTGCCCTCGTACATCAGGCGATCACTGGCATCCAGCCAAAATTTTTTATTCAGATATTTGTTTGACTCCACCCCAGAAAGGGGTTGCATCACCCAATTGATAGTTGCTTTACGGAGCTTGTCAAGAGAAGGACTCCAATCAAGATTGAGCTCCCTACACACAAGACTATTTGTAGCCACGTGTACTTGTTCATCACGACTAATATCTGCGCTTACAGTCCTCAGTCCAGCGTCACCGTTGAAACGGAAAAAGGGAAGTAGGACGAAGAAAATTGCACGTTCGGCAACCATTGCTTTGAGGACCGTGTGATCTGGATGTTCAATCCATGCATCCCGAAGTCGGATGGCTTCGGATTCAGCCTTCTCATCCACGCCCAAAGCGTTGGCGATGTAACCGAGCGCAAGGTCATGCTTTTCCTCGTCTTTGATGTTGGATCGTAGGAGGTCCACTGACGCCTTAGGTACTTCATTTTTCAGTGCTTCATCAATAAAGTCACCCACAGGAAGCTCCATATGACGGATCGCTAATGCACGGTAGATGGTTTCTTCAGCACCCTCTACGAGCTTGCCTGCAGTTGTTTGGACAGGGGTCCAAGTTCTTTTACGGTTGAGTAGTTTTTGATAGGGGTTCATTCGCCGCAATTACAATCAGGAGCAGGATCATCATCTCTGTCATAGAGAATCGACTCCAGGTAATCGTCCACTTCTGACTCCTCCAATGCCGCATAGGCGCTGGTCTTATCTTGGGTATCACTCATGACCTGAAGCGAGTAATAAAGGGAGGTCTGCGGAGATTGCAGCCACTCTTCAATAAACGCTTCGTCATAGGTGATCACATCAGACCAACTATTGAAGCTGTAACCGTGAAGAAGTCCCGTAGCCTCAAGCATCCTCATGATGCCATCAGCGACTTTCTTGTAAGCCTCCCAGCCAACTTCTGACGCGATCTCAACAGGACCGTAGTCAAAGCTCTGGACGCCAAACGTACCGCTATCACGGTCCACATGGCGGGCAATAGGAGGTGCAATTTCAGGGCAGGTGGTGTACCCATCAAGGTCCGTATAGCGGTAGCTACAGGACGCTGTAGGAGCAATAGCAAAGGCTCGCTCCATGTTGTTCACCTTGGCCACTTGAGCAGCAGCTCGGATTGCAAGTTGCAGTTCCTTGGCTAGCACATACGCAGCCGTATATTCACCTTCAAGTTCACCGCTGTTTACGTCTTCAAGGGCTTCACCAAACTCCTTGTACGTCACACCGGAGCGACGGAGCAGGTTAGCCAGTCCGAGCACTCCCAGACCGACCTGGCGATCCGTCTCCGGAGGGAGGTACTCTCCGCTAGATCCAACGCCTGTTTGTCCGTGAAGGGAGCACAGCTGGGACATTCCAGTGACAAATGCACTTTGAATGTCATTGAGTTCGCACTGGCCAAGGTTGACATGTTGCAGTAGACAGGTTCCCCGTGAGGGCAGGTACACCTCCAAGCAAACGTTTCCCCGGATTCGATTTCCATCTCGATCAACCTTTGTTTTATTCAGCCAGATGTCGCCTTGGCGGATGCCTTGAAGGACTGCCTCCTTAACTTCCGATGTCGCCACATTCCACCAGTGTGGATTAATGTTGACGCAACGCTTAACCCAAGGAAGCTCAGAGCGACTAGCGGTAACAAAATCCAGGATGTCAGGATGATTAAGATCCAGGTGACACACCACAGCACCGTTCTTATAAACACCACCACGTCGCAGGATTTCATTCAGTGTGGAGTAGATCTTGGCAAAGGAGACAGGGCCTGAAGCCACAAGGCCTTTGCCATTTTCATCGCCTTTCGGTCGGAGCTTGGATAGATGGACAGCCACGCCAGCTCCGTAGCGGAGAGCGTGGGAAACAAAACGCCAGGATGCTTCGATTCCATTTTCACCTTCCATAGTGTCTTCCACCACAAAGACAGTGCAGGAGACAGGTAGGCGGCTGGTGGGATCGTCAATCCAAGACTGCACTCGCCCAGTACGGGCGATAAGTTCTTTGGTAGCGGCAGACATTATTAAACGAGATCAGTAAGTACAGGTGGTTGGTAGTTAGGCCCTTTCAGTACCTTGCCGTCTTCACGGCGTATCGGCTGACCATCTTCTCCAAGCTTGGTCATATTGCTTTCGTGTACGCGATCCAGTGCTTCATCCAAATCCCAGCCAAGGTTGGCAGCGTATTGGAAGCAGACGTACACAAGGTCGGCTAGTTCTTTGAGGCACTCTTCTGAGTTGCGTTTGAAATCGATGATCAGCTGTTGATCAGCTTCCAGAAATTCTTTGAACTCCTCAACGATCAAAGTCTTCTGCCCAGTCCGTGAAGCTGGATTCGTACTGTCTTTGACCTGGAAACTTTTCCGGAACTCCTTCGCTTGGTCGCTGATAAAGGATTTCGTTTTCAAGCTCATTTTGTAGGTAGTGGATTGCTTTGCGGAGATCTTCTATGCGGGAATCTTTGTGTCCCGCTCTAGCGATATATTTGATTGCGTTGCCAAGGTGGAAGTTTAGTCCTTGGTCCCGAATAAAGTCCCAGACTTGTATGGATCCTCGTCGGTAGTAGCTTGGGCCTGTGGTGTTGGTAGGGGCCATTTTTTAATCAGGTTAGAAACGTTGTTACCAAGAACAAAACATTGGCGCTGCAGTGCAAGGAAGATGGTGATGATGTCTTCCTTGCGAGCGGATGGATCTTGAAGGGCATCTTCAATCTGCCGCATCTTGAACTCCTGCTCCATTGTCAGCTTGACCACTGGAGGTGGAGGTCCAAAGGATGGGTTGTTGATTGGTGAAATCGTAGTCATTTGCTTGAAGGATCTTTGCGAGTCTTGCGTTAATGAGCGCGACATCTTCCGAAAGATCTTTTTCAGCAAATGCCTTAACGACGGTCTCCCACGTTGCTCCATGTTCATCAAGTAAAGCAGCTGCCTTCTTGATACCAAGACCAGGTACGCCGGAGTATCCATCGGTTTGATCGCCCGCCATTGTCTGTATGTAATGCCAGCGTTCCCCATCTTCTTTTGTAATAGTTACTACTCCATCAGAAAGGTCGTACAGGTCACCAGGGATCTGCCTCATGTCCTTATCAGGTGAGCAGATAATGTGGCCTTGTTCTTTGGTGGCATAGATGCCAATGGCATCGTCAGCCTCCAGTTGCGGCATGACAATTACTTGGTAATCTTCTTTGAGTTTATTGATGACCCTGCGATAACCGCACGGCTTCTTTCTGTTTCTATGTCCTTTATACGTTGGATCAATAGATTTACGGAAGTTGACAGAATCAGAAAAGAACAGAATAGAATCATCAAAACATCCAAGGTCTGAGGCGATGGAGAGAAGCTCCCGCTGGACCATGTTGTAGGCTTCGCTGAATCGACTTGTGACAGTGATGACATCATCACCCCAGTCGATTTCTGATTCGTTGGCTGCACAGCACTTATAGACAATAAAGTCAGCATCGATCAACAGGCTCATTTGCCTTGCCCCCGACGTAGCTTTTTGGTTCCTTTTGGAAGGGATCGAGTTCCGTTGCCTTGTTTGGTGTGCTTGAATTTTGATCTTGACTCAAACTGCTTCTTTGCTAACTGAGACTTCGATTTGGTTTTGGGTGGCATCTACGTGAGTGGATAGGTAGTCTGTCAGTCTTTCTATTGCCTCGACTAATTGGGATTTGTTTGTCACTATTTTGCCTGCTATAACCTCGTCTATTATGTTATTTAGCTGGCATCCAACTGTTATATTCTCAAAAGAATGGTTGCAGTTGCCTCCGATTCCATGACGACAAACCTCCCAGGTCTCCAGTGGTCTGCCTAAGAAACATTCAAGATTAAATCTTCCGGCAATTACCCTGCACTTGTTTTTGTTCCCCAGCTGTGTTGCTACTTCTACGGGTAAGGCAATAGATTGCTTGGGTCGAAATTTTGCTCCACAATATGTATCTTGGAGCCTCCAGTATTTTGTTTTTATTGGTCTCCTACTACCGCTACCTTTTGTCCAGCAAGTCCATACGTCTCCGTTGGCTGAGGCTCCTATGTCCTCACAAGAAGGGTGCACATAAATATCAATGGGTATCACTCCATGTATTTCCGTGCCCAGACTCTGCAGCAATTGGGATTCGCAAGTTGTAGTAAAGACCCGCCTTAACTGCGGACTGCTCAAGTGTTTCTTTTAATTCTGTTATTAGGTCTTTGCCACATTCATATTGGAGTTCATCATGGCAAAAAAGTACTTGATGAGCTTTCCATTTACTTCTTTTGACAACCTCATCAGTCATCACCATCCAGCGTTTTGCAATCACTCCGGCTCCTGACTGAAGCAGGTAGTTCAGAGCTTTATGCCCCGAGTCAACGCTGATACGCCTGTCGTCGATGCTGCGTACATAACCTCGCTCTGCAGCTTTTTTAGTTGCATTAACAAGTTTCTCAAGGCCAGGAATAGCATCCATGTAGGCTTGCCGGATTTCCTTGCCTTTCTTTCGCGCCTCGTTCTGGGAAAGGCTTTGGTCGTAGGACAACCCAATCTTTTGATCTCCAGCACCGTATAGAAAAGCGTAAGTAACTGTTTTAACGAGACGACGACTAATGCCTATCTTGTCAGCGTTCTCCTGGTGAATGTCACCGTTGAGAAGAACATCTGCGTAACGGCCTCCATCGTATCGAGCCAGATAATGGGCAAGCAGTCGCAGTTCAATCCCTGCGAGGTCAGCACCAACCATGCACATGTCAGGGCTAGCGCGGAATAGCTTTCTAAAATCAGCGTCACTGGGCACCTGGGCAAGGTTTGGTTTCCTATGTGCACACCGATGGGTGTTTGTGGCCACTGAGCAGTGGTGATGAATCCTGCTGTCTCTTACTAACTTCAACCAGGCATTGATGCCTTCCGACAACATGCCAAGCTGTTTCGTTAGCTCCAGACAACGGAAGAACTGAAGAGCAATCGGCGTACCAATGTCTTTCAGGACTACCTCATCAATTGTGGCTTTACCCTTATCAGTGAACTGGGTTGGCTTCCACTTGTAGTGGGTCTCCATTACCCAGGCAATGTGATCCCTGGATGTAGGATTGAACTCTTTTAGTCGAGAGAAAGTAGCTCCTTCGACATAGCCACTGGTTTTGTTAGCTCGTTTAGGAGTGAACTCTGATCCCTTAACGAGAGGGTGCCTGTTTCGTAGTAACTCAGTAAGACCTTCAAGTTCTTGTCTGAGAGTCGATTCAAGTTTCCATGCAGCAGGCTCATCAAAGTACCATCCATGTATCTCTTGATCAGTAAGAATCTGAGCAACTCTGTGCTCTAGCGCAACCCACTCAGGTAGGGGTGGAAGTGTTTGCATAGTTTGTGTGTTACAACAACGTCTTGGACGCAGTAATCCTGCATCTCTTGTGACCACTCTTTCCAGTCAGCTGTCTTGGAAAAGTTTCCCTTGTATTCACCCAGCCGGTATCCGTAGGCTTCTAGCGAATGACGACCATACAGTTGAGCAGGCATATGCTTCCACGACCTGTTGGTGTCAATCTTCAGAATGTCTGTGTGGTACAGCCTGGACAACACTAAAGTGTCAACAACCAAACCATTAGGAGAAAACCAAGGAAAGAGTTTACGAATAACAGGGCAGTCGTAACCAATAATATTGTGACCAATAATGCACGATGCGTCCTCAAGACGTTCAATGCCACGAATAATTGGTTCTTCAGTCCCTTCGTCGTTGTAAACCAATATTTGGTTTGCCTGGACATCGTAGATAGCCAGACAGTGGATACGGGTAACATCATTTAGAAACCCGTCTGTTTCAAGATCGAAGACGAGTGTCGGCCCATCCCCGATAGGTCTTGTCAACGAACTGGGCTCTAGTGACATCTTCAGGTTTGGGTGGAATTGGTCGGGTTAACTTAGAAATCTGTTGTTGCGTTGAAGTCTTCTGTTGCTTCAGTTTCATGGAACTTACAAGTATCTAGGTCGTAGCTCAAGTTGCACGCGACGCCAACTTCGCCCGAATAGCGATTTTTAAGGACTCGCACTGTCGTATTACTTCCTCCAGATGCGGCCTGTTGGTCTCGCTCAAGTGCGATAACTCCATCAGAGAGTTGAGCAATTGCTGCGCTTCCCCTGAGCTGCCCCAGAGTGACGCGAGCGCCCTCCTCGTGATTTTTGTCATTGGATGTGCGGCGTAGATGTGATACAAGGAACATCGCCACACCAGTCCGTTCAACCAACGAACGAAGCTTGGTCATGGTGGTGTCGATCATTCGACGTTCATCACCATCCAAGCCACTGAGAAGGATTGACAGGTGATCTAGAAAGATGACCCGTGCATCAAGACCCGCTGCCAGGTACTCAACTCGGTTGTAGATGAGATCAGGATCAAAAGAACCAAAGCCGTCGAAAAGAAAGAGATTCCAGTCAGCAAGAGTCTTTTGATAAGCGTCGGTGAGAGTAGATCGTTCATGCGTTCCTAGGTGGAGGTTTTTTCCAACTGCTGCGGACATCAATCCGAGAGCTGTGCGGCGATTTGACTCTTCGAGAGCCAGGTATCCAACTCGTTCACCGGAACTAAGAAGGTGAGTTGCCAACTCTCTACAGAAGCTGGATTTACCAATGCCAGATCCTGCAGTAATTGTAACAAGCTCGCCGTATCGGATCCCGTGAAGTTTATTTTGTAATCCGGCGAAAGGGTAGTCATGGTCTGATGGTGGAGAGGGTGTAGTGACTAGCTCTAGAAGGTTTTTGCCATCAACGATCCCATCTGGACGGTAAGGTTTCGCGTTCCAAATAGCGCGACGAACCGCTTCAGAGTCATTGGTAGAGAGGGCGTCTGACGCATCTTTGTAATCACCCTGGAGCGATGCAATCTTGCATTTGCCAGGTGGCAATACGCTTGCTGCTTCCTCCGTCGCCTTACGGCCTGCCTCGTCATTGTCGAAGAACAGGACAATCTCCTCATAACCCTGGAGCCAGGGGAGAGCCCGTTGAATCGCTTTCTTTGCCGCAGCGGCACCGCTAGGAAGAGAGACCATCGGCCACCCCGGCATAGCTTCAAAACACGAAGCCGCATCGAGTTCTCCTTCAGTGATAACGACTCGTTTTCCAGTGGAGGGAAACAAATGTTGTCCAAAGAGACATCCTGAGGTTTCGCCTTCATAGCTAAAGACCTTGCTTTTGGTTTTTACTTTGCAGCCTTTAAGGATGCCAGCATCGTCGAAATAATGGAACCGTAGAACGTCTCCGTCTTTGTAGATTTTGTATTTTTCGCAGACTTTCTCAGAGATGTTTCGTTTTTGCAGCCGCTCGGCTGATCCTCTGATTGAGCTTGCTCGTGACATGGGTTGGTGAGTGTGAACATCGTCGTCGCTGTGTCCGTATGTGTGACAAGAGAAACAAAAAGTGTGGCCATCAGAGTACAAAGAATTTGCATCTGATGACCCACAGTGTTCACACGGCAAGTGCCTCACGAACTCGCTTTCGGAGTTGTTCGTAAGCATTTGCTTGAGCTTGGTGATAGTTGAACCAGGAGTCAAGGGCTAGGAAGAAACCCCTGACGATGTTCTCAGCGATCTCCGGGTTTTCTGCTTCAACATCAGCCAATAAATCGCTGAACTGTTGCTCGTAAAACTCCGGAGTGCCGTAGGTCAGGTGAGCCATGTGAGTGGAATGGTGGAATAAGAACACCAAAGGAACCCGTACTTCTCGGCCCATTTGGCGTAGGTGGTCTTTGATCCTTTATTGATCTTGTTGTATGGGGCTTGAAAGACAAAGCGAATATCTAGTTCAGGATTGCTCTTCTTCACAGCGAGCATCTTCCTTCGATCTTCTACCGTTAGCCTTCCCTTGACTTCTAGGTAAATGCCGTTGGGCAGCAAGAAGTCAGGGGTGTAATTGCATTGGAGAATATAGGGAACTTTTGTTGACTCGTATTCGTATTTGACCTTCAAGCTGGAGAGCAGATCAGCGACCTGCTGCTCCAAGCCTGATCGAAACATCAGAAGTCGTCGTCCGTGTCCTCCGGGACCACAGGAGTCACGTTCGGGTCATTGGCTTTGTACCCCTTGGTCTGCCCAAACAGAGCAGCCACTTCGGTTTCACCAAGGTCACCCGTATCGACAGCAGCACCGCTGTTCAGGGCAATCACTTGGATGCCCACCAGCTTCAGACTGGTGCCGTAGGTGACACCATCTTTGAGCACATAGGGTTTCTGACGAAAGGCCAGCTTCACCTTGGAGCCGCTGTACAGGGGAGTGCTTTCATCGGTGATGGGGGTGCCCTCCGAATCGACCACAGGGGGACGAGTTTCGTCGTTCCAGTTGAACTTGACTTTGTATTTGCCTTCGCTCACTTCTTCCCAAGGTTCAGGCTTGAGCACGCTGCGCTTGGGGTTCTTCAGTTTCGATTCAGCCCATTTCAGGGTTTCAGTTCGATCCGCTTCCAGCAGTTCGATCAGATGGTCGTCAACCAGGGCTCCAAGCGAGTAACCAAACTTGGAGGGTTTCATGACTGCCTGATAGCCCTCAAGGACAACAGGATCTTTGGTGACGTGAACAGTTTGTGCCATTAACAGAAAAAGTAGGTGGATTCAATCACGGATTCGGCCTCAAGGCCGCCGATGATCGGGGGGTCTGATTGGGCACCGATTTGGTTTCCCCAATCAGTCAAGTAGTCGTGCTCTGCAAATAGGTGCATGTAGGTCTCTCGTACCAAA